AAAACTGCTGAAAAGGTAGAAACCGCCCTAGGAACTGCCGAGCCAAAATTACCAGAGACTCCAAGAGTTGAGCCAACTGTTGGCAAACCAAAAGTAACTTATGCGGAGTTTCAAGCCCAATTACAGGCTAAAAAAGGTGCGCCAACTGGCACATTACCGCCCGCACCAAAAATTCAAACTCCAACAATGCCTGCGCCAACCAATACGCAGCCATTTCCAGAGGTTAAATACGCGCCCAAAGGCAAAGTAAACTTGGCAGAACAAGAGCAGCGCAAACAAATTTTGTCCCGTGTTGGTTTAGAAAACGCTCGTGAATCATCAATTTTAGGCGATGGATTTGCAGCTGCTAATGAGTTCCAGACCAGCAAAGTAGACGCGCCAGTAGGACAGCTTTACAGGGACACATTGGCTAACGAGCGAGCCACATTAGAAAACTTTGGTCAACGGATTGTTGAGCGCACCGGCGGAACTTTAGGGCTTGATGAAACTGCTTTATATGACCGTGGCACACGGATTGCGCGCCCGTTTGATGACTTTAAAACTGCGCTGCAAACCCAGATGAACCAAGCATATGAAAGCGCCAAACAAGTTGCTGGTAATCAACCGGCGGTGGTGCCAAGCAACATACAGAAATTCTTAGATACAGATTCCAACTTTACGGTAAACGACAGTTTTATGTCCTTGCGCCGTGGTATAGAGTCGCATTTAAGAGAAAATGATTTGCTAGACGCAAACGGCAAAGTAAAGCCAATGACGGTAGAACAGGCAGAAAATTTACGCAAATACATTAATTCCAACTGGAATAATGAGCGGTCTGGAATTATTGGCCGTTTAAAAGACAGAATTGATAACGATGTTACTAGCGTGGCCGGACAAGATGTTTACAAAAAAGCCAGGGATATTCGCACCAAGATTGCTCGTTTACTAGACGATCCAAAAGGTGTGGCCAAGATTATGGATTACGATCCACAGTCACCTATGAACCGCGCCGTGCCGTTTGAAAAAATTGCATCGACTGTTGAGCGGATGGATGTAGATCAGCAACGGCATTTAATCAAGCTGCTTAAAGAAATGCCAGAAGAAGTAAGGCCCCAAGCAGATGCTGCAATTGCAGAAATTAGGGCGCAGTTTGCAAACCGTATATTGCAAGAGGGCTCTAAAAATAAAGGCCAATGGAATGCAGCTGCCATAACAAAATACCTTAACGACAACAACCGTAAACTAGGCGTTTTGATGGAAGACAAGGAAATTGCGCAGATGGTTAAAGATTTGCACGATGCTGGACACCTTGTTAAATACGATGCATCTTATCCTGGCGCAGCAATACAAGCCCACAACCTAATTCGATTGGGCGCGGCCCCGCTTTTAGGAACTTTGGGAACCTCTATGGGTGGTGCTGTAGGTGGTGCGCTTGGTGGCGTGCCAGGCGCTGGAGTTGGCGCAACGGTTGGCGGTATGTATGGTGCAAAAAAAGGTGTGGCGATGGCAGAAAAATCTGCATTAAAACGCGCCCAGAAAAAGATGGTTCCTCTTAAAGATGTTGGTAAAGGACAATAATTATGGCAGTCAATCTATCCCCCATAGGCAATGGTTTTCAGTTTTTTAATAATGATGGCCTGCCATTAAACGCCGGCAAAATTTATACCTACCAAGCTGGGTCTACAACCCCGCTTACAACTTATACCGATTCTAGCGGTTTAATTGCTAATACCAACCCAATTATTTTGGGAACAGATGGCCGTCCACCGTCAACTATTTGGTTAACAGAGGGTTTTTTCTATAAATTTGTATTAAAAACATCCGCAGATGTAACCATACAAACATACGACAATCTTTATGGAATTGTTAGTGCAACACCACCAGCTGCAACCCCAATTCCTGCCGGAGGTATTTTCTTATGGTCTGGCTCAATTGGCTCAATTCCTGCTGGTTATGTTTTGTGTAATGGCTCAAATGGCACACCAGACCTAAGAGACCGATTTATTGTTGGTGCGGGGTCTACTTATGCAGTAAATGCAACTGGCGGTTCTGCGGATTCTATTGTGGTTACTCATAACCATACAGCAACTTCTACAGTTACAGACCCTGGGCATGACCATGATGCAATAACACAAACTAGCGGAAGTTCATCAGCAGGAGCGCAATACACTAATTCATTTAGTGGTTCAGTAAATACAACTTCTACTCAAATGATCCAAACTGCGACAACTGGAATTACTGTTGCTACAACAACTGCAAATTCTGGTACAAGCGGAACTAACGCCAATCTGCCTCCTTATTATGCCCTTTGCTACATCATGAAGACCTAATATGGAATGGCAGACAATTATTAACTTCGGATTAGGATGCCTTGTTGCAGCAATCGGTTGGTTTGCCAGAGAAATATGGGATTCGGTCAAGGAATTGCGCCGAGACATCCACCAAATTGAAAAAGACTTACCAGAAATCTATGTCCGCCGAGATGACCTAAAAGAAGTAAGGATTGAAATGGCCGCACGGTTTGACAAGCTAGAAAGCATTATGTCCTCGTTTTTTGACCGGCTAAACGATAAGGCAGATAAGTAATGGATGTGCCATATAACAACGGCAAAATTAAGATTGGCTCTAAGTATGATCTTAATCCGTTAAGGCCAAAATACATTGAAAGCGAGCAGGATATGCTGGAGTTGCAGAGTTATTTGATTCAAGACCCGCGGATACTTAATAAACAGTATTGGGCAAAAAGAATCTATATCCTAATTCTTTTGTTTATTTCGGTTGTCATACTAATGGCCAATTAAATGTTAATGACCATTCTAAATATGTTTGCTTTATTTATCGCTTTTTTTGCGGTAATAACCTTTGCGGTATTTTTTAGTTTTTTCTTATTCATCATGTATGCCTGCATTTACATTGGGTGGAAAGAAATAAAAGGAATGCCAATCTCAGACATATTGCGGAAATTAAAAGATAAATGATGAGATATGGCAGACGAATTGGGGCTATCCGCTGGTGCCAAGGGCATTAGTGAGGGTTTAAAGACAGGCCGAGAGGCCGGTAGAGAGATTGGTAAGAACATCGAGGATGTTCAAAAAGAGGCAGTTGATGTAGCAAAACAGCAAGCGCAAGCAAGGATTAGAGAGCGCAGAGAAGCAGAGTTAAAAAAAGAAAGGGCAATTTACAAGGCCCTAGAAGAATACAAGCACCGGAAAAAGATTTCGGATGAAGAATATAAGTTAAGAGTAGATTTTATTAAGAAGTATGGAACAAAAGAGTGGCAAAAGTTATTAGACATTAAAACTGAAATTGAACGGCTAGAGCGTGAGGATAAGAAATACTTTGACGCGGAACTAGCTAAAGTTAAGTGGGTTCAGTTTTGGTGTTTTTTAGTGGCAGCTTGGATTGCGTATTACATAGTATGGGGGAGTAAAAAATAATGTTTCCGTTAACCGCTTTATTTGATGTTGGGATGAAGGTCCTAGATAAATTTATTCCAGACCCAGAGGCTAAAGCCAAGGCCCAGCAAGAATTATTAAAGATGCAGCAAGAAGGCAAACTGGCCGAATTACAGGCCGACATGAACGAGCAAAACAATATATCTGACCGGTGGAAAGCAGACCTATCAAGCGATTCCTGGCTATCAAAAAACATCAGACCAATGTCTTTAGTTGCTATTTTTGCAGGCTATTTCTTGTTTGCCATGATGTCGGCATTTGGTTACGATGCCAAAGAATCGTATGTCAATTTATTAGGCGAATGGGGTATGTTGATTATGTCGGCCTATTTTGGTGGTCGAACCCTTGAAAAGATTATGGAAATGAAGGCTAAAAAAGATGAACCTAAGTGAACACTTTACTCTTGAGGAATTAACTGCCTCTGAAACTGCCGCCCGGAACGGCTGGGACAACTCACCAAACCTCAATGAATTATCAAATTTAAAACGGTTGGCAGAGTTTTTAGAGCAAGTTAAAACGGTTGTTGGCGGCAAACCCGTCATGATTAATAGCGCATTTAGGTCCAAGCTGGTAAACGATGCCGTAGGGTCTAAAGACTCTAGTCAGCACCGGATTGGCTGCGCTGCGGATATTCGTGTCCCAGGTATGACCCCAGACGAGGTAGTAAAGGCCGTGATGGCTGCGGATATTGGCTATGACCAAGTAATCCGCGAGTTTGACCGCTGGACCCACATCTCAATCCCCAACAATCCGGAAGACAAACCCCGGCAGCAGGCATTAATTATTGATCGCAGCGGCACTCGGCCATACGCGTGATAAACTAAATAGTGACTTCTGGTGTTTCTTTGGCACCCTTTGGCCCCACCTCAACCGTGGGGTTTTTTTCTTGCATGATTACCGCATCTGAAAACCCCTCAAGGTAGGCGTTATGAACGGCCTCCAGATGCCCTAAAACAAGCAAAACGGCCCCAACAATCAATAAAGCGGGGCGCATGAAACATCCACCACAATGTCACGGGTCATGCCACCTACTTTGCGTTTTGCGTAAATCACTACCGCCCTGGTCTTAGCTACCTGGCAATCCTGAATGGCCGTAACCACCTCAAGACGGCTCATGGCATGGACTTTATCGTCCACTACCAGCTGCTGCTCCGGCATGGCCTGCTTGTCTGGCAGGATGCCGCAACCACTAAAGATTAGTAAACAAACTCCGGCTATGATCATTTTCATTTTTCCTCTCCTAGAATGGGTTGTCATCGTCAATAGGCACATATGACCGAGAAGGGTATTTTGCGGCGCTCTGAGGCGTTTCTGGCTGCGAGTTAGTCTTAGACCCAGCAAACTCTAATTCGCCCACCCTAGCCCTTAAACTGACCCCCTCGGTGCCATCTTTGCGCTTATAGGTTTCTACATGGGGCTCGGTCATGCTGACAAACAACAGCTGGCCTTTGGTCAAATGCGGCTTTAACTTTTCGCAACGGTCACCCCACATGGTCCCATCTACCCATTGGGTTGGCTGCTTACCGTCAACCTTGCGGCCATAAGAAAACGCTAGGGACAAATCCATAATGGCCTTGCCGTCTTGTGTATACCGAACCTCTGGGTCATTGCCCAGGCGGGCTAATCCAATCATCAACATTAAAATTCTCCTTTATCAAAGTAATTTGATTTATCGTTAAAAAAGTCAAAAAGGGCATCACATTCTGCTAAAAACTTCTCGGCAGCTGCCTCAACCTCTGCAATTTCTTCTGGGGTTGGGATGTATTTCTTAATAAATAAATCGCGCCCCTCGCCCATTCGTGGGTCATAAGACACAAACCAGACATCCTTGCCGGTGCAGGCCGACTGCAAAAGCATCTGCGGCTTGTATTCCACAGGAATGACTTGATTGGCTACATACTTCATATGGGTCTTGGTCTTTGGGCATTTGACCTCAATTAAGCAACCGTCAGAAACAAACCCGTCTGGGCTCACCCCGCAGTTTGGGATACTAGGATGGTCAATAAAGCCGACATCCTTAACCATTAACCCCGTAAGGGTCTCAAAGGCCTCTTTGGCTGCGGCCTCTTGGTCTACGCCCCATTGCATATCCGCGGTCATGTATTTGTCGGCAAAAGTGTTAGTAATGCGCTCGGCCACCACTTCATACCGTAGGTTCTCGCGTTCACTTGACTCTTTGCCAGACTTTAAAAAGTTCATGGCAGCTGCCATTCTGGAACCAGTTAGTTTGCCTAGGCGGTCATTCCACCAGGTCCCGTCTTGTTGAAATGGATTAGGCTCCCGCATTTTCGTCCCCTTTTAGTTTCTCGCTGTGTTTGGTTGCAAACTCGCGTACCAGTTCGCGCTCATCTGGCAACAAGGTTTTCCAGGTTGTTGTCAGCTGCTCGGTTGTTGCTGTTGCAGATATTTGGGCCTCAATCTCGGCCTTGGTGCGCGTTGATTTGGGTTTGGCTGGGCGCGATGCCTGGTTGCCGTCATCGTCCTCTGGCGCAATCCCACAGGCTGCCTGCAGCGAATACCGGCGAGCGTAGGTCATTGCTGACCCGTAACCCTGGGCATCCTGTTTGGTGGCTGGCACATGGAGTTTGCCGCCTGAGATCATCTCGCCGGACTCATGCAAGAAAATGGTCTCAATAATGATGCCGTCTGCGCATTCATGCGAATGCTGCAACAAGGCAATCCCATTCTCATTAAGGGCATCAATCACAGCCTCAACGCAGGCAGCCAAGTCAGCATACCGCGATTTAAAGTGTGGATTGGTGGACGATTTAAGCGCTGGCCCAAAGGCCTTTTGCGCTTTAACTAATGCAGTTGCTATATTTTTCATCATCTCTCCGATTAAATAAATGCCAAAAGTAAACAAAACACCACTAAACCAACTGCAGCCAAGGCCTCCATCCAAGGCGATTCTTTTTTAACAAACAGATTGCGCTGCCATTTATTGGCCTCAAAGTTAGTCTTTTTCATGTTGCCACCCGATGATTTTTAGGTGTTGATAGCAAACGGTATACAGCGTAACGCACCCCGTTTTCGTCCTTGACCATCTCGGTCAAGATGTCCCAGCCCTCGGCCTTTAGGTCATAAATGATGTCCGCTAAACGAGTTGCGTGATACCGGCCAATTGCCTCCCAGCTGGTTATCTTTTTTTTGCTGATTAAATGGTGTGCAACAAGGTTAATTTTGGTGTCTTTCATAATTCCTCCACAGTAATTTTGTAATGACGGTTATTGCAATCAACAACAAACATATGTTTTTTGGTGCTAAGAAACTGGCCCTCTGGACTGAGGTCCCAATGAATACGGCCAGCACCCATAATGATTCCAAGCGGGTCTCGCGCATTCATGGCGTTTTTGGTTAGGTGGGCAATGTAGTCGCAGTAAACCGGCTGCGCTAATTGCTCCTGGTGTTCCAGCTGCTGCTGGTGATGCAAGTCTTGCAAATCATCCATCTCTATTCTCCTAAAAAATGGGGCGCGAGGCCCCGGTTAACTAACGACTAACGGTTTTTACTGCAAATACTGCGGTGGTTTTGGTAAACATCTGCAGCTGCTCATCGGTAACGCCGATGTCAGCTATCAAGGCCTTGTAATCAACAACCTGGCGGTTGCTGGCCACAACGGTGGCACGATATAGATTGCCCTCGTATGAGGATGGACCGCCGGCAGTTGCTGCCTCTTTGAGTTGGTCCTTGATTGCGTCTGCCTCTTTGGTCAGGTCAGCGATTTGTGCTAACAGTAAACCTAGGCGGTCAACTTGGGTAATTTGAATGTCGATTGCTTGCATATTTTCTCTCCGATAAATGGGGCCGAAGCCCCGTTGATTAATTACCAAATAAGTTAAAACCCATTTTTTTGAAACCAAATGTTGATACATATGCGGCCTCACCATTTGCGTCAATGATCACATCGCCAACTGATACAGAATGCATAGGTGCTAGGCGTTTGATTTTTGAATTTGGGCCGATGTTACCGATATGAAAAACTTGGTTTAATGAGGTTGTATTGATTTCTGCAACTGGCGCATATAGGCTGCGCGCTGCAAGAATGGCCTCGTCATTTGGGCGGTATGTTGTGTTTAGGTATGTCTCACGATGAGCAGCATATTGGTCATCTGACAGATTAATTTGGTATACGGTGTATTTCATTTTGTTTCTCCTTTTTGTCCGGTCTGGAAAGTTGACCGTAAATGAATAGTAAACTGTTTATTTGAGGTTTGCAACGGATTTGTTGCTTTTTTTTCAAAAATTAGGGAAATCCCCTATAAAACTAGGGTAAACACCTAGTAAAAATAGGCATTTGCCTACCAAAAATAGGCGTTTGCCTACTTGCCTATCCGTGGTAATATATGGGTGTCAGCAAGGTGGCACTTGTTGGAATCTCGTATGTGGCTAACCCCGAATTTTTCGGTGGTGCGACAAATGCTTGGAATCGGTCATTCCCCACTACGAGGACTAATTCCAAGGATGCCCGCCAAGGCCGCACCACCCAAGGATTTGGGGTTTTTTTATTGGCCAGCTGACCGTACTCCGCACGATAGTAATGGGCCTGAATCGGCTGCGCGGAATAAAAGACACCCAGCATTGCACCCCGTGTTTGGGTTCTGGCCTGTCAGCGAGGGACCAGAATAGTTAAGAGGAAAGTGGTGGGACAAGACTCTTAATGAATGAATCGCTGCGTCATGCGTTATCTGGGAGGAAACTCTGGGATTGAGGTGGATGTTTCCACCCCTTGGGTAATCTATTTAAAAAAATAAACAAACAAATCCTAGGTTGCAAACTATTTATTAATCATTTATTCTCTGCAAAAAGGAGAACGCAAATGACCCTCGATGACCTCGAAGAAATTGCAATCAAATCTGGATTAAGAAAAAGTAAAAAAAATTGGTATGCGTCTCAGGCGCAGCTAGAACAGTTTGCAAACAGTATGCTTGCCGAGTTTAGGCAGATTGCTACTGATCGTTTAATTACTTCAATAAAAAAAGCCGCCGATTACGAGCGCGAACAATGCGCCAAAGTGGCCGAAATGGCATGGTTTAACGGAATTGAATTGGAACAAGTTGCCAGCGCCATCCGAGAAAGAAAAGACGCATGATTCCTTATTCTATTCAATCTCAAATATTTTTTGAATTTACTTGGTTTATTTTGATCGTGGCCATATTGGTTGGCGTTATTCTTTGGTGGACTAAAAATGACAGACTTTGAAGAATTTTGGAAGGTTTACCCGCGCCGTGTTGCTAAGGGAGATGCCCGTAAGGCCTGGAAACAGACTGAGGGAATCCGGCCACCGCTGCCAGAACTATTGGATGCCATCCGGCAGCAGATGCGCTCGGACCAATGGCGTAAGAATGATGGCCAGTTCATATGCTACCCAGGAACCTGGTTGCGTGGTGAGCGCTGGTCCGATGAGTTAAAAGTCAGCCTGCCCGGCGTGGTTGACGGGAAGGAATGGCACGAAACATGGCCTGGCATTGTGGCCAAGGGCAAAGAGTTGGGCATTCTGGAAAGCCAGTTTGATCAACCGTATTTATTCAAAGCTGCGGTATTACGCGCATCGGTAAAGGCAGCATGAATGAGTTGGCTCTTTTCGCAGGCGCTGGTGGAGGAATACTTGGGGGACATTTGCTCGGATGGAGAACCGTCTGCGCAGTTGAGTGGGAACCATACCCAGCAAGCGTATTGCTCGCCCGACAAAATGACGGACTTCTCCCGTCTTTCCCGATTTGGGATGATGTTCAAACCTTTGACGGAAAGCCGTGGAGAGGAATTGTTGATGTTGTTTCGGGCGGATTTCCATGCCAAGACATTTCAGTTGCAGGAAAAGGAGATGGCCTTGACGGAGAACGATCAGGAATGTGGCGAGAAATGGCACGGATTATTAGCGAGGTTCGACCAAAATACGCATTTGTGGAGAACAGTCCAATGCTCGTTACTAGAGGACTTGAACGAGTCCTTGCAGACCTTACCGCAATGGGGTATGACAGTAGGTGGGGAGTTATATCAGCTGCCAACATTGGTGCAAACCATAGACGAGACAGAATATGGATTGTCGGAAAAATGGCCAACGCCAAGGAGTTGTTCGGCAATGGCAGCAACGATAACTCCAGAATCAGCGTGGAACGAAAAACGCAATCCAAACTTGGAAACAATAGTCGGCAGAAAAACTTGGGGAACGCCAAAAGCGCAAGATTCAAGACACGCGTTGAGGGACAGAGGCAAGGGGAATCTTGGAGAACAAGTATCGGGTCTGCACAATGGTGGAAAACTGAACCCAACTTGGACAGAGTGGCTGATGGGGTGGCCGCTAGAGTGGACAGACTTAAAGCCATTGGAAACGGACAAGTCCCACTTTGTGCAGCAACCGCATGGAAAATTTTGAGCCAACATGAATAACAAACTGACCGCGGCCCAAAGGCGCTACCTAGCAACCGTTAAAACCATGCCCTGTGGCGTTTGTAATGAGGCTGGCCCTAGTGATGCCCACCATATCGAGCAAGGCCTGCAATACCTCTGTATTCCGCTTTGCAAGGATTGCCACCAGGGCAGCCACAACGGCATTCATGGCCGCAAGTCTATCTGGAATGTTTTAAAAAAAACTGAATTAAGCGTACTTAATGACACAATTGAAAAACTCCTCCGATAGGCTTAGTTTGCCTTGGCCGCCCAAAGAATTGAGCCCGAATTACCGTGGGCATTGGGCTCCGCAGGCAGCTGCCAAGAAAAAATACCGGTTTGCGGTCCGCATTCTAGCGCTGCAGCACCCGCTGCCGATACCAGAAGAAGGCCCAATATTTTTGGAAATTGAGTTTTACGCGCCAGATAACCGGCCCAGAGACCAAGACAATATGATTGCAGCGTTTAAGGCGGGGCAGGATGGTCTTGCTGATGCCTGGAACATTAACGACAAACGAATTAATTGCACCTACAAATTTAGCCAGCAAAGGGGCGGTATGGTAAAAGTAAAGGTTTTATAGGGAACTGTTTATTATGAAAAAATTAAAACGCCGTCCAAAGCTGGCCCGTGATGTTTTGTTGCTGCTTGAACAAAAGCCAAATCTGACACAATCTCAAATCGTTACAGAGTTGTCTGCTAAACCGCATTCCATCAAAGCAGTTTTATGGAAATTGTTGCACCAGCAAGATAAAATTGTTGCGACAAAAGGCGCAAAGGCAGATAAAATGACAGGGCCGAAGGTCATCAATATGTATTGTTTGAAGGAACTATGAAAGACATCGAAGCATTCGCTCTGGCGTTATTAAACTCTGCGACTTGTGCGCATCTGCAGCATTGGCAGACCAGAAGTTATGCCAACCACAAGGCCTTGGGCAAATACTATGAGGCCATTCCAGACCTGGTAGACCGGTTGGTAGAATCGTATATCGGACGGTATGGGCCGCTAGAGGAATTTGAAGAAGAATTCGAGATTGAAAAAGATCCAGTACGCTACTTTAAAGCGCTGCAAAAGTATGTTGATGAAAACAGAAAACACTTGCCAAAAGACTCTGAATTACAGAATACTATCGATGAGATTCTTGATTTAATTGATTCGACTTTATACAAACTGCAACAACTCTCTTAAAAGGAAACCAAAATGCCTAATACATTTAATGTCCCAATGCATTGCAACGACAAAGCTGGCCGTAAAGAAAAGACCAAAAACGCCGTTATGCAAGAAGGCAAAAACAAGCCCATGGGCGAAAAAATGACCATGAAGGGCCGCGATACCAAGATGGGTACTAACAATTCTGGCGAAATTTACCAGAAGTGAACTGCGGAAATTGCAGATTCTTTCAGGGGACGCAGTTTGGCCATTGCCGGCGCTACCCTGAGTCAGTAACCAAACAGGCTGGTATGTGGTGCGGCGAACATCAAGTCGTGATGCCACCGCAGCCAATTTGTGAGGAGTTGGCAGCCACTCCAGCACCCAAAAAGGTTAGGAAAAATGCTAAGACCATTGCGTGATCGAATAGTCGTAAGACCGATTGAGCGAGTTAAAAGCCAGCTTATCCATGTGGTTATGGACGAACTTCCCAATATTGGGGAGGTTTTGGCCGTGGGGCCTGGCGAAATTGACAAAAAAGGCCGTTTAATTCCCAATCCTATAGAAATTGGGCAGCGCATTCGATTTGGTGGTGCGGAAGACTATTTGTCCTATCCCCGCGTTGAAATTGATGGAGAAGAATTGCTTGTAATGTCTTGGAAAGATGTGTGTTTCATCGAGGAAGATCATGCCAAAAACCACTAACAAACCAATTGCTCGCACCACTACCGGTAAGGGTAAAAATTACAACCCAACCGAAAAGGGCGCGGGCATGACCGCTAAAGGAAGGGCGGCATACAATGCAAAAAATAATTCAAACCTTAAAGCACCGGCTCCAAACCCTAAAACTAAAGCTGACGAAGGCCGTAAAAAGTCTTTTTGTGCGCGAATGAGCGGTATGCCTGGCCCTATGAAAGACGAAAAGGGCAGGCCTACTCGTAAGGCAGCATCACTTAAAAACTGGAACTGTTAATTATGGCTACTAAACCTGGACTTTATGCAAATATTCATGCCAAAAGGGAGCGGATTGAGCGCCAAAAGGCCGCCGGTAAGACCCCAGAAAAGATGAGAACCCCAGGTAGCAAGGGCGCGCCAACTGCCAAGGCCTTTAAAGAATCGGCTAAAACTGCGAAGAAGAAATAATCATGCCTCTCATTAAAGACATCGGCAAAGCAGCCCTACAGAAAAATATCAAAACTGAAATTTCTGCGGGCAAAAAACCCAAGCAGGCAGTAGCGATTGCGTACTCAGTCCAGCGTGAGGCAAAAGCTAAAAAGAAGAAAAAATAATGCCTAGATTAGCTGATTTGTTTAAAAATCAAAGACCATCAATGGTTGGTATGATTGGCAATAAACAGCCAATTAGCACCCTTGCCAGCACAATCCAAGGTTATACACCGCCACAAACAAAGGCATTTACCAATCAACAATTAATTGATTATGCAAAAGGCGTAGGACAATCTGCGCAACAAAACCTACAAACACAGATTTCTGACCTAAATAAAGCTCTGGTAATGGGCGATAAAGGCATAGAAATAGGCGATAAAATAGCATTAAATCGATTATTGGATCAAATACCAGGACTTATGGGCGCGGTTGCTTATCACGGCACACCTCACACTATTAGAGGTAAATTTGACATAAACAAAGTAGGGTCTGGTGAAGGCTCACAGGCTTTTGGACACGGAATGTATTTTGCTGAAAACCCTAAAGTTGCCGAGGGATATAGACATATGCTTTCTGTAGACCCCAATGTGGCATCTGAAAAGATACAGTTTGCAACTTTAGAAAAATTTGCTAATAAAGAAAAAAACGCAGTTAAAAGGGAAATACAAGCATTTATTGATGGAACTGGTAATTACAACAATTTTGTTAGGGTTATAAACCAAGAAGGCTCAGATGCTTTTAAGAAGGCCTTGTTAAAAGAAGAACCTAACTTATTTAATGCTGGAAACTTGTACAAAGTAGATATACCTGATGAACACATCCCTAATATGTTGGATTGGGATAAATCATTGTCTAAACAATCTAAAGAAGTTTTAAATAAATTGCCTGAAAACTGGATAACTAATGCAGAAATGTATGGAAATACAGGCAAAGGTTTATACGATTGGTTAATTGATGTAACCAATAGCCAAGAAAAGGCTTCCAAAATGCTTAATGAAATTGGAGTAAAAGGCATACGCTATTTGGATGAAGGTAGTCGTAAATCAGGCAAAGGCACAAGCAATTTTGTTGTGTTTGAGCCAAGCGAAGTCAAAATCCTAGAACAAAACAGTAAACCATATGACCCATTAGAGGTATTTATTAAGGGTTCTAGTGACTAAATCCTACACATTGTGCTCTTGTAACAATTTCTCAATGTAATCAAATTCCTCTTTATGTTTTTGATTTAAAACCACTATCCGGTCAGCCTGTTAGCGTAGTATAAAAGCCACATTCTTAAACAGTTGGCCAAATTATTTAGGTCATCTGCCATCTCATTTGCGTTCATTTTGACCCTTTCTCAAGGCAATATGTTTTTGTAGGATGTACCAGAACTCTGATTTAATAACTTTCATCTTATCCTTTCTTTTGATATAACCGTTTACTAATCCGTTTGTTGCAGTTGTAACATTGCCATCTGTTAACCTTTTTGCCCTTAGTCATTCCGCCTAATTCCGCTGATTGCATGGTCTGACAACTGGCACAAAACCGCTTTCCTGTAAGACTAACTTCCGCTGAACGAACCAACTTAATAAATTCCATTTGATCTGACATACTTATCTTTCTATAAACAGTTTACCAAATAACATTAACACAAACAACAAGAAACGATTTATTATTACCGAATAGGAACTTATTGATTGAGTTAATCATTATGGCCGCACCGATAGGAAATACCAATGCTGTAAAAGGCAAAATGTTTTATGACAAGCTGAGAAAGGTCTTAACGCAAGAACCCCAAAAGCTGGAAAACATTGTTAAGCAGTTGATCACACAAGCCGAACAAGGCGAGGCCTGGGCAGTCAAAGAAGTCATTGACCGGCTCGATGGCAAGGCAGTTCAAACCACCCAGATGGAAAACGCCGATGGAACGCCGCTTTTATCTGGCATTCAGGTCATGTTCGTAAAACCCCAAGATGCTTGAGACTTTAGACAAAGTAGTCGCTAACGCAGAGTTCCCCGTAAAACTGGCTTTTCTGTTTGAGCCTAAACGATACAAGATTCTTTACGGTGGGCGCGGTGGTGCTAAATCCTGGGGAGTTGCCAGGGCGCTCTTGATTAAGGCAGCTAAGGAGCCGATGCGCATCCTCTGCGCCCGTGAGTTTCAAGTCTCAATTAAGGATTCGGTACATAAATTATTGACAGACCAGATTGACAGTCTTGGCCTGCAATCCTTTTACGAGGTAACCCAGACCAGCATTAAGGGTAAGAATGGGTCTGAGTTCTTCTTTATTGGCTTAAAAAACAACATCACCAATGTCAAATCGTTTGAGGGCGTAGATGTTTGCTGGGTTGAGGAGGCGCAGACTGTTTCCAAAACTAGCTGGAATGTCCTCATTCCTACCATTCGTAAGGACAACTCCGAGATATGGATTACCTTTAATCCGGAACTTGAGACCGATGACACCTATCAACGGTTTGTGGTCTCGCCGCCTAGTAACGCAATAGTGCAAAAGATTACCTGGCGCGATAACCCATGGTTTCCCATGACCTTACGGGAGGAAAAAGACAACCTCCAAGTGCGAGACATTGAGGCCTATAACACCGTCTGGGAGGGCATCTGCCGTAAGACCGTTGATGGAGCCGTGTTTGCTAACGAAATTACAATGGCAGACCTTGAGCAGCGAATTACTCGCGTCCCATATGACCCCATCAAGCCGGTTCATGCGGTTTTTGACCTTGGCTGGGCCGACAATACGGCTATCTGGTTTGTCCAGTTTGTAGGGTTTGAGATTCGATTGCTGCGATACATGGAAGACAACCAGAAAACCATGTCTTGGTATTTATCCGAGATGCAGAAGTTTGGGTATGTCTATGACACCATCTGGCTGCCTCATGATGCTGAGAACTCAACCCTTGCAGCTGCTGGCCGGTCTATTGCAGATATTGTCCGCGCAGCTGGTTACAAAGTGCAGATTGTGCCGAGAACCCCAACGGCAGACTCTATCAACGCAGCTCGAACTATGTTTGGCAAGTGTTATTTTGATAGAGAAAATTGCCATCAAGGATTACAATGTTTAAGACATTATCGGTACGATGTGGACCCAGATACGAAACAATTTAGTAAAACGCCCTTGCACGATATATATTCGCACGGTGCGGATGCCTTTAAATATCTAGGTTTAGTAGTAAATGAGCCCCGTAAACCGGTAGCTAAACGAGCCGCGTATCAACCGGCTGGATCATGGATGGGATGACTATGGCAAACGATAAGCGCATACAAGACGCGCAGAAATATCTCAGATTCGCAAACGATGCGGATTCCTATAACCGCCAGGATGCCCTGGATGACCTTAAATTTTCTTCTGGTGACCAATGGCCCGTTGAGGTGCAAAACTCCAGAAACTTGGAGGCTAGACCCTGCTTAACCATTAACAAACTGGATGGATTTATCCGCCAAGTCTGTAACCAGCAGCGCCAAGCGCGCCCCCGCATGAAAGCCCATTCGATGAACTCGGCTGCCAATGCCAAGGTTGCAGACATCCTGACAGGCATTTTTAAGCACATTGAGGTCAACTCAGACGCAGATACCGCCTATGACACGGCCTTTGAGTTTGCCGTGCGCATGGGATGGGGTTACTGGCGAGTCCTTACTGACTATGTAAGGGAAGACTCGTTTGACCAGGAAATCTACATCAAGCCCATTCAGAACCCATTTACCGTTTACTTTGACCCTAACAGTCAGATGCCAGACGGATCAGATGCCGAATCCTGCCTGATTACTGAGGTAATGAGCAAGAAAGACTTCAAGGCCCAATACCCTAACGCAGACGATGGCGGTAACTTTGATATGCGCGGAACTGGCGATGCCGATGCCGATTGGATCATGAAAGATGACATTCGCATCGCTGAGTGGTGGTATACCGAGCGCAAAAAGACCAAATTATTACTGCTTTCCGATGGGACGCAAGTCTATAAAGATGACGCGCCCAGCGAAGAAATGATGATGGCTGCTGGCATTGAGGTAGTTGCCGAGCGTGAAACCATGCGCAAGACTATCAAGTGGGCCAAGTTGACCGGCTTAGAAATCCTAGAGGAATCAACCTGGATTGGTAAATTTATCCCCATTATTCCGGTGTATGGCCAGCAGCTGGTGGTTGACGATAAGCGCAAGAAATACGGCATTGTGCGCATGGCCAAAGACCCGCAGCGGATGTATAACTACTGGCGCACGGCTCTTACCGAATCTGTGGCTCTCGCGCCTAAAGCGAAGTGGTTATTGGCAGAAGGCCAAGACGAAGGCCATGAAAATGAATGGAATCTGGCTAATATCAAGGCCACACCAGTATTGCGTTATAAGCAAAAAGATATTGAAGGCCAACCCGCGCCCGTGCCGCAAAGGCTGCAACCAGAGCCACCCGCTGCTGGAATCGTGGAGGCCACAAGTGCCATCAATAATGACTTGCAGACTGTGGTTGGTATTTATGACCCCAATCAGTTTGCCCAGGGCAATCTATCTGGCAAGGCCATTCGTGGCCAGCAGATGCAAATTGATCTGTCTAACTTCCATTATTACGACAACCTCACCCGCTCCCTTAAGCAAACTGGGCGCGTAATCCTAGATTTGATTCCAAAGATTTACGACAAAGAGCGTGTCATGCGGATTATTGGATACGACAATCAGCCCGAAATGGTTACTATTAACCAGCGGATTGTGGACGAGAACGGTGCCGAAAAAATCCTAAACGATGTGACTGTAGGCGAATACGATGTTTACATGGACACCGGCCCCGGCTATCAATCCAAGCGCCAGGAGGCAGTCGAGGCGATGGTTCCGCTATTGCAAGCTAACCCTGAATTGTTCAATGCTGCCGGTGACCTAGTGTTTAGAAACATGGATTTTCCTGGTGCCGATGTCATCGCAGACCGTCTGGCAGCCATGAACCCATTAGCCCAGATTGACGAAAAAGCCGACATCCCACCACAAGTCCAAATGCAATTAATGGCCAGCCAAAAGATGGTGGCCGACTTGCAGCAACAGATTGCAGCCCTGACCTTAAACTTGCAGCACCAAACCGATGTGCAGCGCATGAAAGAGGAAGGCCAAACCAAGCGCAAACTCATGGATGTTACCTCTAGGGCATACAACACCGAGACGATTAACGAGGCCAAAGTCAATCAGACCAACCTCAAGGCGATTACTGACCAAAACCGCACCGAACTTGATGCCATTACCAAGTTGTTACTCAAAGGCATGGATTCTCGCGCTTTGCAGCAAGAGATGGCCCGCAGAGATGCGGAACAGGGTCAAGCTGCAGCGTTTTCTGAGAGCGAGGTCAACATGAATGACTCACCATTCTTGCGTGAAGAAATGGCGTTAGCGCAGCAGCCAATGGTTAACCCTGGAGTTGATGATCAGATGGCCGCGCAGTTTGCGATGCAAGAGATGCAACCTCAACCATTAGAGCAGCCTGCTATCCCTGGCGTTCCAATGGGGCCTCGTTGACAACTATTGAAAAACAGTTTCTAATAGATTTAACCTACCGATGGGTTCATCGGGTTTATTCTTGGAGTTAATCCATGTCAGATGCAAATGTTGTGCAGGAACCAGTAAGGAAACAAGCTGCGAACCTGGTAACAAGTGAAAATTTAGCTGAGTTTCAGGCACAAAAACTTGGTTTAGCCACCCAGGAAACTCCAACTGAGGCCGCAGATGCGGAGCCGGTTGTTGAGCAAGGGCGGAGTGAGCCAGATGTCGAGACAGAGGCTGCAGCAGGAGAAAAGAAGCACAACCCAAAACTTGAAAAACGGTTTTCGGAACTGACCAAGCAGCGCGAAGCAGCCCGCCTAGAAGCGGAGCGTGAGCGTAATGCGCGAGAGGCTCTAGAGGCGCGATTAAAGGAATTGGAAACTAAGGTAAACCCTCCTAAATCAGAGGAACCTGACCCCAAACCTGACCCATCGCAATTCAATGATGCTATCGAGTATGCAGAGGCTCTGGCCGAGTGGACCGCGGATAAGAAATTGCGGGAGCGGGATCAAGCAGAACTTGCGCGTAAAGCCGAGGAAGAACAGTCGCGGATGCGGCAAAAATTCCAAGAAAGGCTAGATGCGGTAAAACAAGATTTGCCGGATTATGACGATATGATTGCCTCAAGTGATGTTGCGGTCTCAGGACCGGTCACCGATGCGATTATAGAGAGTGATGTAGGCCCACAAATCCTATATTACTTGGCCGAAAATCCAGATTTTGCTCGTGAGTTGGGGGAGAAATCCATCACCTCGCAATTGCGTAGTATTGGGCGTTTAGAGGCTAAATTTGAGAAATCAGAGACCCCTAAACCGAGCGTAAAGGAGCCTGTTGCGAAGAAGTCTAATGCTCCGGCACCGATTAATCCGCTGAAATCCGGCGGCAATCCTAGCGATATAACGCTAGATGCTGACCGTAAGTTTCACGGCACCTACCAGCAATGGAAAGCTGCAAGGGCCGCAGGAAAGATTCGATGACGGGTAACTTTAAAATTTATTTGGAGAATTACCATGGCAAATAACTTGCTAACTATCTCCATGATCACCAACGAGGCGTTGATGGTCTTGGAAAACGAATTGACCTTTACGGGCCGTGTAGATCGTAATTATGATGACCAGTTTGCGGTTGTCGGTGCAAAGATTGGTAACACAGTCAATGTCCGCCGCCCAGGCCGTTTCATCGGTACTACTGGCCCAGCGCTGAATGTAGAAGACTTTAACGAGACTTCCACACCAGTTACCCTCTCAACCCAGTTCCATGTGGACACCCAATTTACGACTCAAGACCTATCCTTGTCTTTGGATATGTTCTCTGACCGTGTATTGAAGCCCGCAATCGCTGCTATTGCCAACAAAATCGACTTTGACGGCACTACAATGGCAGTAGATAACACCGCTAATACCGTAGGTACAGCTGGTGTAGTTCCATCTGACATCGCAACATTCTTGACCGCCCAGGCTTACTTGGATGGTGAAGGTGCTCCCCGTGACGGTAAGCGTTCTTGCGTAGTTGACCCATTTACCGGCGCTAGTATTGTTGGCAGCTTAAAGGGTTTATTTAACCCACAAGGCACCATCTCTGGCCAGTATGAAAAGGGCATGATGGGGCGCGACACGATTGGTATGAACTGGTATATGGACCAAAACATTGTGTCCCATACCTATGGTTCGTATTCAACCGCTACCATGTCAACCAACACCAGCACATTTACTGGCTCGTTGACAACTGGCTGGGCTCAGACCTCAACCATTACCATCTCTGCTGCAACCGCTAACGCCGTGCTAAACCAAGGCGATACGATTCAGATTGCTGGTGTGTTTGCAGTCAACCCACAAAACCGCCAGCCATACGGTGGTAATGTATTGCGTAACTTTGTAATTACCGCTCCTGTGACCATCACTTCTGGTGGATCGGCATCTGTAACTGTTTCCCCAGCGATTATTACTGCTGGCCAGTTCCAGAATGTCAGCGTGTTGACCACTTCTGCATCTGCAGTTGTAACCCCATTCAATAAGACTGGTGTTGTCAGCCCACAGAACTTGGTATTTCATCGCAACGCATTTACCCTGGCTACTGCCGACTTGGAATTGCCTGACGGCGTTCATTTCGCAGGCCGTGCAAGCGATAAGGACAATGGTTTGTCGATTCGTGTGGTGCGTCAATACACCATTAACAACGACTCCATCCCAACCCGTTTAGATGTTCTATACGGCTGGGCTCCGCTTTACCCTGAACTCGCTTGCCGCGTGGCAGCTTAATTAGGAAAGGAACCTTATCATGTCAAATCCAGGACCAGCAAGTACCCAAACCTCTAACTACCTATTAAACGGTAGTGCATCCGATGGTGTTTTAATCGGCATCGCTGGAGGTGAAGTGGGTTTTTATGGCGAGACCCCCGTGGTTCAAGCCGGTGCTATTACCCCATTAGTGTCTACAACGGCATCAACAACCGATATGTGCGCACGAATCAATAGCATCATTACTGCATTGCAAAACATTGGCATCACAGCCTAAGATGTTTTGAAGTAACAGAAAAGCTGCCCCCAAAAGGGGTGGCTTTTTTCATTTAAAGGACTACATGAAACACATAATGTTAGCTATGCCCGCATATACTGGGGTGGTTCATATGGGGACAATGCGGTCCTTAATGACTGACTGTATTACTCTCATCAAAAGAGGGGATAGATTTACATTTGTTGACGATGTAGGAAACGCCCTGATAGCAGACTGTCGCGGTGTTATTACTACCAATTTTTACCATTCTGAGTGCGATGAACTGGTGTTTATTGACTCAGATGTGGCCTGGGAGGCTGGGGCATTGTGCCGGCTTATTGATCACCCTGTAGACATGGTTGCAGGCGCTTATCCAGCAAGGGTTGACCCGCTTAAATTTAGTGTTGGCTGGATTGAAGACCGCAAATATCTACAAGCAGACCCAAACACGGGCCTGTTGGAAGTAGACCGTGTGCCTACTGGATTTCTAAAAATCACCAAAAACTGTGTCGCAAAAATGATTGAGGCTTACCCAGAGACCTTTTACCATGACGCAGCAGTTAATAACCAGTTTTATCCTCTGTATGAGTCGTATATTGACCCAGAAAAGAAATGGAAATATGGCGAGGACTTTTCTTTTTGTAAACGGTGGCGCGATATTGGCGGCCAGGTTTGGTTAGACCCAGAAATTAATATGGGCCACATTGGCAATAAAATCTTTGAAGGACACATTGGAAATTGGCTTAAAAGTAGGATAATTGAACAAACTCAACCATAAGGATTAATCATGGATTCTTTAAAAATTCTTTCCCCAACATATCGTTTAGACCTTACAACTTCTGCATCAGCTGCGCTGCAACTTATTCCAGATACGCCAACTTTAGCATTTCGCGTGGCCATCCTGAATACAGGAACTGGAACCGCAGCGATTACTTTTGGAACGACTAATTCCAACATGGCAACCCCAGCGATTGCGTCATCTGGTAGCAGCGGATCATATATTTTGGCTCCTAGTATGTTTTTGCCAATTATCATTGACTGCCCAAGACCTAATTTCTTTATTAAAGCTATTTCATCAGGCACAAATTCGCTATATTTGACATTAGTGGCAAACGAATAAGGGATTTACCATGTCCAACGACACCGCAAAGACTATAACAACCAATATAGTGCCGGTCCAAGGGACTTTTGAGCCCTTGCCACCGTATGAGTGCATTAACTTAATTGGCCCTGCAGGAACCCCGTTTTATGCCCCTGTAAACCCCAATTTAGATGGTGTAAACATCACCAACAGTACCATCAATAGCACAACTATTGGCGTTACAACACCAGCTGCGGGCGCGTTTACTACTGCAAGCGCAACCAATCAACCAGTAGGAAACAACGATTTAACAACCAAACTATATGTTGACTCTTTGGCCCTAGGTATTTCTTGGAAACAGCCAGTAAATGCGGCCACAACGGCCAACATTACCCTATCTGGTGCGCAAACAATTGACACCGTAGCAGTAGTTGCCGGTGACCGAGTGTTGGTTAAAAACCAAAATACTCAGTCAGAAAACGGTATTTACATTGTTGGAACGCCATGGACCCGCTCCCCAGATGCAAACGCATGGGACGAGTTGGTTTCGGCTTTGGTGTTTGTGGAAAGCGGCTCACAAGCTGGTTCAGCATGGTATTGCCCCGTCCAGCCAGGAGGCACTCTTGGAGTAACCGCGGTTACCTGGAATAATTTCTCGGTTGGTGGCGTATATTTTGCTGGTACAGGCCTAAATCTATCTGGTGGCGATACATTTAACATCACTAATACTGGTGTAACAGCTGCAACTTACGGCTCGGCCTCTGCGGTTCCTGTGATTGCTGTTAACGCCCAGGGACAAATTACAAGCGCGAGCAACTCAAATATTGCGATTGCAGCATCTCAAATTACAAGCGGAACCATTGATTCAGCAAGGATTAGCGGCAATTATTCAGGAATTACTGGGGTTGGCACATTAACCAATTTAACGGTTTCCAACACCATTTCTGGTTCAATTTCTGGTAACGCAGCAACCGCAACAAGTGCAACAAGTGCAACAACCGCAACAAACCTTGCTGGTGGCGCTACTGGCAGCGTACCTTATCAAAGTGGATCAGGCGCAACAACCTTTGTAGGAATTGGCTCAACTGGTCAAATATTAACCGTAGCTGGTGGTGTTCCAACATGGGCCGCGCCCGCAACTAATGGCGATGTAGTTGGCCCGGCATCATCTACTGATAACGCAATCGCTCGTTTTGACAGCACAACTGGCAAAATTATTCAGAACTCAGGGATTACCCTATCTGACGCAAATGCCTTGCAAAATGTCAACGAGGTTAACTTTGACATTACCCCAGCAAGTGTTGTTGGTGGCGCTGGATCGTTATCTTGGAATAGTGACGATAACTCCAAAACCTTGCAATTAATTGGTAATAACAATGTAGAAATTAAGGTAGCCGAAGAAAACTATTACAGAATTAAAGCATCGTCCGCAATTACTAAAGGCCAAGTATTAATGTTTACTGGCACTTTGGGCTCATCTGGCGGCTTAACTGCGGCCCCGGCAACAGGGTTAACAGCTGCGCAAGGGTCATATATTTTAGGCCTAGCCAAAGAAAATGCATCAACAAATGATTGGATTTATGTTCAAGAGTTTGGCGAAGTAAAAGGAATTGATACCAGCGGATCAACAGCAAGTGAAACCTGGGCAAACGGCGATATTTTGTATTACAACCCAGCGGTTACGGGTGGGCTAACCAAAAATGTACCAACTGCGCCAAATGCCAAAGTGCAAATGGCCGCGGTTGTTCATGCAGATAACACAAATGGAATCTTATTTGTACGGCCAACATTTGAGCCAAGATTAAATGATTTGTCTAATGTAAATGCGCCAACTCCATCGGATGGCGATGTAATTGTTTGGGATAACGGCGATTCTCGCTGGGAAAACAGGGCTCAATCAAGCCTAGTTGCAGGCTCTGCGACAAACTTAGCGGGTGGCGCAACTGGCTCATTACCATATCAGTCTGGTGCGGGCGCAACAACATTTTTGGCTGCGGGAACAGATGGCCAGGTGTTAAAACTTGCTAGCGGTGTTCCATCATGGTCAAGCGAC